CGGTGTTGTTTACATCTTCGCGGGCTCTCATACGATGCAGGTTGTCCATCACGTCGGGCTCGCGATTGTCGCCGTCGTGCTCAGCTGGTTCCGCTGCATAGGTAGCTGCCTCTCTTCGTTCAATCTCTTCACTTAGTGAGTCATACCAGTTACTCAGGAATGTAATGCGAGCATCGTAAGCTTCCTGTGTTTTGAGGTCGAACCATTGTTTCGGCTCATAGGTCTGAAAGATTGTATAGTAGAAGTGAGCATGCTCTGCGGAGTATTTTGGTGCATTTGCTTTGAGGTTGCTCCAGGCGTCACCAAGAGCCCCCTTTATCACGTCGTACTCAGTTGAACCTTCCTCCGCAAGTTGCAAGTCCTTCTCGAAGGTTTGGATCATAATGGCGAACTCCAAGGCAACGAGCACCCGGTCCTGGTCAAGTGGCGCAGGCTTGTTGCTTCCAGCGGCACCTGCTTGTAGTTGACGTGACTCACGCTTTGCTTCGGCCTTGGCTAACATCTTCTTTTTCATCAGTTCTAAGTTCATTGTTTTCTCCTGTTTTTTTGTTGAACTTTTTTTAAGTTATTATTTTTATTAGTTATTTTTTTATTTATTATTTTTTTCATTGAATATTAATAAAAGGACACGGGCCAACAGTCTGAGTTCTGTCAAGAATGAGCACATAAGCCCAAAAAGGCGTGTGCTCACCACTAAGGTAAAATTGATGCAAAAGTACGCTTGCGTCCTTTTGTGTCCATTTTATCGTGTGGCGCCGAAGGCGTTCTTTACTGGACTCAGATGCCAGCAAAACATCAAAGCGCAGCCTGCGAGCACTTGAGGTTTTGTGCCAGCACCCGTGTCATAATTGGAGATTCAAGAGGAATAGGAATTTCTTCATTAACGAGCGATGCGGTCGTAGTGAGCCCTGCGAACGAAGACAAAGAGACGACGCAAAGCAACAAGCGCGAAGCGATTGGAGCCAAGGAGGAAGCATCGCGTGCCTTCCAAGGGCGAAACCTTGGCCGCCGGAGGCAAAACAACTGGATAGCCTTTGAGCAAATGCGGTTGAACGAGCCTTGCGAGTGAAACACAAGCAAGCATTTGCGCCCCCGAACAGGGAAAAAACGGAGTGAAAAGGAGTTTTTTAGTTCAATTCACCCCGGCTTTTTGCAAGTAGAACCAAGTGTAAGTGCTTGATTTATGTTACGAAGCGTAGTGCAGAGGTTTATTTTGACGGGGGTGTGTTGAACACAGGAGCGCGCCAGCGCGGGAAATACGAAGCGATAACCGCAGGTTAGCGGTACGCATCGAGGCCGAGCGAGCGTCAGGGAGTGAATGAGCCTCGCGAATGAGCGACAGCGAGCCTTTGCTGCCAAGCAAAGTAGGCCGAGCCAACTCCGCCGCGTGAACCCGACCGAAACACTCGCGACAACACACATCTATTAAGGGAGGGGGTATCCCCGGTTAGACAAAGCCAAGAAAAGGTTAAACACCCTGTATGAATTTTTCCCTATTTTGGGTTTAGCGCAGTGCGTTATAAGTAATAACCCTTATTATTTAACAATATTTATTATGTTTAGGCACAGATCCTATAAAACACCCCCCCCGGTTCCCTAGCGAAAGCCGCAGATTAGAGATTTCTCTCGTACTGTATTGTGTTTAAGCGCCTGGTTAACTGGCACCACCCTTATTCACGATACTTACCGGTGATACTCAGCAGCTAGGTACTTGATGAGATGTAAGGAGATAAGGATTGCGTGTCCGCGTTTAGGTAAGCTCCCCTGGAACTTAATCGCGTCTACTCCGTAACCAGTCCTCCTACGATAGGGTAGAGTTGAATCCGACACAACAGACATTTAATATTCATTGTGAGGAATTTATATCCAATGATTGACGATAGTCTCAGAACAGCTTTACTTTTATTAAGGCAAATGCAGCAGGAGAATGAGCATGGCACAAGCAAGACGGGCCGGAGACACTGGAGGAACTTATGCAGTCAGGGGCAAGAAGGTAAAAATTGTACAGTCCAAGGACAAACACCGTCTTTGGAGCGATCTGTACGAAATCACTGAAAGCCAAATAAGTCTTCTGAAAGAAAAAGCAGACAACAACGAGGAGCTAGACCCTAAAGAAATGTCTAAGCTTGATAGCTGTTTTAATGGACTAAAAAAACTTCTCGAAATTGAATCACAACTCAAGTCTACAGAGCTTGCCCAGCTATCCAACCAGGAGCTTGAAAGACTTGTCGCCAAATCAGTAAGAGAGCGCAAAGCCAAAGCAAAGCAATCTGAAGCACATGAAAATGCCAAAAGCGGCAAGGAGCAATAAAATGATTAGAAATATCAAAGCAATTGATGAAGACTTTATTTATGATTCGTGGATTAAATCTGTAAAGTGTCCAACTAAGGCTGTTAGCAGTATGACGCGATTTGTCATAGACAACGCTTATAACAATAGAAATATTAAAGTGTTTTGTGCCGATGATGATGAAAACCATATTCTTGGCTGGGCTGCCTATGGATCTCTCGAAACTACCCCATTGCTTCATTTTGTATTTGTTAAAAAAGCCTTTAGAAATAGCGGGATAGGTAAAAAATTAATAAGAAATATTTATCCAGATGAAAACTCAATTGTTTTCTGCACCTATTGGTCACACTACATGCAGTCTATAAATGCTAGAGATAAATGGAATGTTCGGTTTATAGCCAATCTTCTTCCAGCATATATATATTCTTTATTGTCTGATGAGCATAATAAAAATGAGGTTGAGAGCTATCATGGGTAGACCAAAAGGCTCAAAGGGTGAATCCAGGCTTCCTTCCCTTTCCCTTACTAGCAGAGAAATTCTTGAAGCATACGCTGTAAGAAATGGTCTTACCGGTGGTCAGAAAAATGTAGCTCAAAAGCACTCTGAAAAAAGCAGAATGCTTAACCTTACTAAAAACCTGTTCCCTGAACAGCTTAATTTTATTAACGATAAATCAAAAAGAAAAGCGGCTATCTGCTCTCGACGTAGTGGAAAAAGTTATGCCGCAGGGCGTTATCTTATAAAGGAGTGCTTAGAGGCTGATGGTACAATGTGTGTGTATATCGCACGTACTAGGGAAGCAGCTAAGCGTATTCTTTGGAGCTCCCTGAAAGAAGCTGACCAAAGATTTCGTCTTGGCATTAAGTTTAATAATGCAGATCTTGTCGCTACATTTCCCAATGGCTCTCAGGTTATGTTTACCGGTGCTAACGATGCTAGTGATGTAGACAAACTTCGTGGTGCTGCATTTAGCTTGGCTGTTTTAGATGAAGCTGCATTCTTCAACATCAATCTAAAGGAATTAGTAAACGAAGTTCTTACTCCGGCCTTGCTTGATAGAGATGGAAGTCTTGTTATGATTTCTACCCCTAATTCTTCTTGTTATGGATTTTTTTATGATGTGACTGAAAAGGGTTTCTATAATTTCTCAGTTCACAGGTGGACAGTTAAAAACAACCCCTACATGCAACACGCTGTCAGAGCTATCCAAAAGGATATCGATAACGGAATCCTCAACCCCTCCGACCCCTCCTACAAACGCGAGTACCTCGGAGTCTGGGTCCGCGACAATCAGGAAATCGTCTATAACTATAGTCAGGACAATTTGTTCGAGGATAGACCAGTCAGTGATGAGTGGGAGTATGTCCTCGGGATCGACCTCGGATATCATGATGCTACGGCCTTTGTGGTTGTTGCTTGGACACCTGACTACCCTTCACTCTATGTCATTGATGAATACAAGCAAAGCAAGATGCTTACCTCCGAAGTAGAGGAAAAAATACATAGATTCATGTGTGACTATGATTTTACTGCAATCGTTATGGATACAGGTGGCGGCGCCTCAAAGATGGTTATGGAAACCTTCAAGCAAAGAACTGGCCTCCCTATTAAGCCAGCTCATAAGTCTGGTGACAAAGTAGGCATGATTAAGCTCATGAACTCAGAGCTAAGAGCCTGCAATATCAAGGTTAAACGAGGTATGGAGCTTTTAACAGAGTGGGACAAACTTCAGTACAACAAAGCCGGAACTGCTGAAGACAGAAGATTTGATAATCACCTCTCAGATGCTTGTTTCTATGCATGGCAAGAATCTAGGCATTATCTTTATGAGGAGCTTGGTTATGAGCCTGAAAAGGGGTCTAAGGAGTACTTCAGGAGACTTGAGGACGAGATGGAGCAAAAACTTCTTGAGGAAGAACACGAAGAACATTATGATTCTGAAGTGTGGGGAATTGGATACTCTGACGCCGATCTTTACAACTGAGGAAGCAAATGACTGAAAAAAAGCAAAGAGATATGGGCGCAGGTCCTACAACCAAAAAACTTAAATCGATGTTAAAGCTATTAAGTGATTTTGGTGTTACTAGATATAAAGACGCTGAATTTGAAATAGAATGGGGCCAAGTTCCGGTGATTCAAGAAATGCAACCAGTAGGCAATGTTCAGTCAGGTAGCTTTAACTTTGACAACTACGATGCTGATCCAGAGAAGCCAGGCTCAAAAAATATTAATGAACTACCAAGAGATGACTTGGGTTACACAGAAGATGACTATCTGTGGAGGAGTGCTGAGACGCCATGAGTTATGGAGTTTATGGAGATACTTTTTGGTGGCAAGCAGAGGAAGAACCTCATGCTGCTATCAGTAAATTCATCAACATCCTTAGAGATGAGCAAGAGCATTATTACAATGACGTTGCTACATTTATGGGCTTGTACAATGGCAGGCCAATCCACTCCCGATATGCTTATGGCTCTGTTCAATATGCTCAGATGAGGCAACCAAGGCTAACATTCAATATCATCCACTCTCTTTGCCAAGCCGCTAATTCTAAAATTTCCAAACATAGACCAGCTATCAGCTTTCTAACTGAAGGCGGAAACTACTCTCAAAAAAGAAAATCAAAGCTATTTGATAAACTTATGCAGGGTCAGTTTTATTCTATGAAAATGTATCCAATTGCTCAAAGAGCTTTTCTGGATGCATGTATAACTGGAACAGGAATTATTAAATATTACACTGAGTTTGGCAAAATTAAAGCTGAAAGAGTACCGGTAACAGAGCTAACGATAGATCCTCTTGAAACAGAAAATGGTGGCTCACCAAGGCAAATGTTTCAAACGCGCAAAGTGTCTAGTCATGTTCTTGCTGAGTTGTTTCCTGAAAAACGAAAAGAAATCATGGCTTCCAGAAATGCAGAGCCAGCAGACAACTATGAGGGTGAAACAAGAAGTTCAGATATGGTGGAGTGTCATGAAGCATGGCATCTCCCAAGTGGCCCAGATTCAAATGATGGAAGACATGTAATATGCACTGACACTGTTACTCTGCAAGATTCTGAATTCACTAAAGAACATTTCCCCTTTACGTTTATTCGATGGACCGAAAACCCTGTAAGCTTCTGGGGAAATGGCTTAGCCAGGGAAGTAAAAGGCATCCAGGTTGAAATCAATAAGTTGCTTGCCAGGATTCAAGAGCAAATGCACTTGGCAACTCCCAAGGTATTTATTGAAGACACATCTAAGATTGTGCAGTCTCATTTAAACAATCGAATCTGGGGTGCAATCAAATATAGAGGCACACCTCCTCAGTTTTTTGTTCCTCGCTCCGTATCTGGTGAAATGTTTGCTCATCTAGATCGCTTAGTAGAACGAGCCTATGAAATGACAGGCATTAGTCAGCTTGCAGCTCAAAGTAAAAAACCAGTTGGACTTGAGTCAGGTCGGGCGCTTCGTGAATTTTCTGATATTGAATCAGAGCGCTTTATGGTTGTAGGCCAGGCTTACGAGCAAATGTTTCTTGATGCTTCATCTCAAATTATTGAACTTATTCGAGATGCTCACAAAGATAATGATGAGTATATTGTTGCTAGCTTCGATAAAAAGACTGGTCTTGAGAAAGTTAACTGGGAAGACATTAGCCTTGAAAATGATGAATTTATTATTCAGGTAAAACCAATTGGAGCACTTCCTCAGACACCAGCAGCAAAACTAGCTTCAGTTACAGAAATGACTATGAACGGGTTATTTACAAAAGAAGAAGCTCATCAA